GTCGCAACGTGCACCTGTTTTGAAATAAACTCCGCCACCACCAGCACTTGTTCTATCTACACTTAGGTCTACTCCTGTCTGTTTACCATCACACCCAAGATATTCACCTTCGTTAATAGCAAGAGACAAACCTGTATATTTGTGATAGCCTGCGCTTGGGACTTCACCAATTTCTACCCCATCGTGACAGGTGAAATTTCCAGAACCATTATCCTGAAAAGTTCCAAGACGTAGGCAATTGCCCTCCGCAGCAAAGCTTATATGTATCTCTACTATATCCAACTCGCCAGCAGCATTAGCTGGGTTGTTATAGTCAATATGGGTCTGAACGGAGGAGCCAGTTGAAATGCTACACGCTGCTGCCCTATCAATCGCTGGACTACCTACCTCAATAGCTGTTCCCTTCTTTCTATACCTGAACCTGGCCTCACAGGACTCTCCACCATCGTCTGTTATCTTCCCATTGATTCGGGCTGTAGCGCCTCCTTTGTTAGAGGCAGCCTGCGTGATAGCTGTGGGGACTTCTACTACTGTGGGCGCTACAACTGAGGCTACCGCTTGAATAGCAGAAGGCGTGATGGAGACTGAGCCGTGAATAACCGTTGGAGCGACAACCGAGCCTATTGCCGAAGCAGGAGAGGGTGTAACACTTACGCCTTCCCCACTCTCATCAAACGCTACTTCGTCAAAGACACATAAATCAAAGACTGCTTTTGACATTTACTTTCCTTTATGGCGTGAACTCTCCTGCTTCTGTGTGAATATGCCCAGCATCATCTATTGCCATACCGCCTGATTGAATGCCAAAATCATCGCCACCTGCGCCTACGGCGGTTTTTACTCTTGCTAATGCCGTACCTGCGTTTCTAACATCAACACAAGTAGCATAGTTAGCACCACCACCAGTATCTAAAAAGATAGTGCCAGAAATGATTAGCAATCTTGCATCATTAGAAACATACAACATAGATGCTATTGTCTCACTATTGGCATCGAGATTTACATTACACGTATTACCAGTTGCCCCATTCATCCATCGGAGCAACCATGTCCCAGTGTCACAATCTCCGCCTGTCTTTGCTATAACACTATTTTTGGGAGCAGCGGCATTATCCCTTACATACGCCACAAACTGACCGTCAAAAATTATGCCTTCATCGTTAAGGTTAATGGTGATGTCGTGCCCATTTAAGTCAATCATTATGTATCCACCAGCACTAATCATACTATTGAAGGTAACTGTTGATGTGATTTCAATGGCTTCTTGAAGTTGAATTGTAACAGCAGCCTGTAGTATCAATCCCTTCAGGGCATCAGCACAAGCTCCTAGAGTCGCAAAATCTTGTCCTGAACCTATTGTATAGGTCGTGGCAGTATCAATAATCTCCCAACCTGCATAGGTTCGATTTTCCCAAGATGTCCCTAGCGGAGCATTTAAGGCAGGCAAAGTAGCAGACTTTGAGATTGCTACATAATCAGAACCTGCTCCATGAACGCCCGTAGTTGCAGCATCATGGTCGAAAGCCCATTCAGAAGTAGGTGCTTTGGTTGCCTCATCTTCTGTAGGAGGGTTCTCTAAGTCTGCTATCTTCAAAGAATCATCAATTCCATCCTGAAGCTCCTCGATAATTCCAGCTGTAACCCTCAGCTCCACTGCCTTCCCAGATGCGTGAGCAGCAGCATCCGTTCCTTCCTCATGCCTAGTTACAGTAAGGACATCACCAGTTCGTGATGTGCATTTGACTATCTCATCTTCGCAGGTAACATGAAAGTCCCCGGAGGTCGGGAACAAAGCCCCCCCGCCAGTGGCTAAAGTCCATTCGGTAACAGCATCATCTACGCCACTAGCCAGTGATGATATAGCTCTATTCGCTACTTTTAGAAATGCCATATATTACCTCCTAGCCTCAGACGCACGGAATTAAAACACCCGTGCGTCCATACCTTGACACTGCTTGATTAACTTTCAGTCAGGCGAAGTTCACAATCCTGCAATGTTAGGGATTGCCCGTCTGATACCGACCTGTCACTTACCAAATCCCAGTATGCTAAAACCAGGCGACTGCCTACTGTTTCGTTGTCGTCCAGTAATACGGCATACCTGGCTCCATCACCTGAATCAGGGATTGAGCCGCCCGATGCCGTCCAGACAACATCTTTAACCTGAATCTTGGCCAGGTCGTTACTGTCATCCTCGTTAATGACATCGAAGTCTGTGCTGTTGGGAGTTAGCTGATAGCCCCCGGTGGTATATCCATTCCCGGCTGCTATCTCAGTAAGCTCGCCAAAGGTGTTGATGTCGCAGGTCGGCGCAACCGCCGATGTCACTAACGCCACATAGAAATTTGTGGGTATTGTCCCTCCCCTGAAAAGCCAACTGAGTGCTGAGTATTTTCCTCTGTTTGTCCATCCTACTGCCATTGTGTTTACCTCCTTTTTAGCCTCTCGGGTAAAATTCCCAGGATTGAGGCCTGGTTAGCCCATTGAGGCTGTTTTGATAAATAAGAAATTGTTTGTCTGCCCAATTCTGATACCATCTTACAGACGCAGGGACTATCTGAGTCCGCATCTTATTGAGCCACGCCTGGGCATTAAAAGTCTCCCAAGGTAGGGAGCCCGTAAGCCCCCTACCTATGAATTCTATCTATGCTACTGTGATGCCCAGGTCGCCTGCGGGAATCTTGAATATGTCACCCGTGCCAACAGCCTTAGTAGCCGTCAACGCCCCCCACATAATGACGTCCACGTTTGTTCCCCAGGTAGTGTTTGTCTCGTCGGTGACGATGGCCACATGGGTAATTACACCCCAGTCATCTGTCGCTGTAGCGAATGTTATATCCGCCCCGTTCTCGCTTGTTCCTGCCGTAGCGGTAGTGAAGGTTGCCGTAGCCCGTGCATACGCACCTCCAGTACTCTCTTCGGTAGGAAGGTTAGCTTCCAGCCCAGCTGACCCTGTGAACAAAGCAATAAAATGCTCCGTTGCCGGGGTTGTGGTCTGGTTCATGAAGTAGTGATTGATAATGCTGTTCTCTGCGTAGTCTGTAAAGTTCGCCATTTTTTACCTCCGTTTACTTTTTACCTCTCCACCCGCATATCGGGCAGAGTAGGTCGCCTTTTTGATTTTCCCTTAACGGGAAGTCGCACTCAGGACACTTAGTAATCTTTTGGTCCCGAAGCCTTTGTTGCTCTTCTAGGTTTTCTTTTAGTATGTCTCTTAGTTGTTCCCAGCCCATTTGTCACCATCCTGTGCGGGTAATCTAGCCCTCCGTGCATTTGTCGCACTTCGGGAGCTCGTTCCCCTTTCCCTGTCTGTGCATCATCTGGTAGTGTTGATGTTTCTCGCTTTGCCATATCTCCTCTATTGTTTCGTTGTTCAGATTTCCAAATGTTACCTCCCCGAAGGGGTCGAAGCAGCACAAAACCACATCGCCGTTATAGCGAATGGTCATGCCGTTGATCGCTCTAGGACAAGATGTCCACCTTCGTCTTTCGTAAGGATATTGAGTACCCGCCCATGATTGATACTGAATCACCGTTCCACCTGATTGAACAAACCCCTTCATTTCTTCTTGGCTTATTGTGGGATAAGCAACCATCGTCGCTCGGTATTTCACTCCAAGCCGTTCCATAGTCTTAAAAGCCCGTACCACTTCCCAATAATCAGTCAGCCCCATGATGCTCTCCCGTGTCCCTGGATTCAGGCCGTTTAGAGAAATGCTGTATCTTACGGCGGGGATGTCTTTTAGCTGATTTATAACCTCGTCCGTCAAGAAACTTCCGTTTGTATAGACTTCTATATCTACATTAGGCAAAGTCTCTCTCAGTTTCTTGAGTCGGGGGATAAACTTCTTATCCAGAAACGGCTCCCCAGTCAGCATGGGTATGAATTGTGTCAGGCTGGGTAATTGCTTCGCTTCATTGAGAATCTTGTCGTAGAGCTCATCGGTCATAAACCCCTTTTCCTTAAACTCGTGATGAGGGCAAAAGACACAATTAGCGTTGCAATGATTAGTCGTTTCTACCTGCATAAATAAGAGGTCTTTCATTTCGTCACCGCCGGGACCTCCCCGGGCTCTTTCCAGGGATAGGGGTAAACATCATCTATCTTCTTGCCTCTTGTCGTCAGGAAATTCAGGAAGTGCTCAGCCCCGATAAAGCCTTTCATCTTATGCCCGCATATCACCCCGGGATCAACGAATATCTTAAATCCCGCGGCCTCTACCTTCCGGCAGAAGTAGAAATCCTCACCCACGAATGTCCCCTTGTTGTATTCAAACCAGGGAGGCTCGATTGCATCAAGAACTTGCCTATGAATTAAAAGACACCCACCCCCAACGCCATCACATTCTATTAAATCTTCCTTCTTGGAGGGTAACACCACAGCCTCGTTCTGTTTTATCTTATCGGTATGCTTGAACAGGAATTGAGCTATTGGGTCAATTATGGACTCATAGAAATGCGCATCCTTGATTGGCCCCGTTGTCTCCTGGTAGGCGTATTTATAACAGTGAGGCACGGGATTGCCGGGTGACTTGAAGTATAGCCCACTCACTACGGGAAGGTCCCAAGACATGAGTTTCCGCAACGTCTGCGGATGAAAGGTCTGGTCAGAGTCCATGAAGAATAACCAATCCTTTTCTAGTTGCCGGATTATATCGTTCCTGGCCACATCGGCTGGCCTACTAGAAACCTTTGTTAATCTCGTGCCCGGGGGCTTGTCTAATCCTACGAATGAATAGAACCATTCGTCAGTCATCGCTCCCAGCATCGGCACACCTACATGAACGCCTTTACTTTCTCCACCTTTGACTAGATCGCCATTCGAGCGTTCTATCAAACCGGCATCCCTGGCCATTTTGGTAAAATACTCCGAGTGGTCAAAGTGCATCGGGAAGATGTCCTGTTGCTTGAAGTTAGACCGGTGATAGACAAACCCGCCATTCTTGAGGCAGCCTGCTATCTGCTTTAATAACTTAGGCAGAGCATCTTTGTGGATATGCTCAAAGAAGTCGTTAGCAATTACGATGTCGAAGTCTCGCTGCCCATTGAGATCATGGGTTATTACAATATCCAGTCCCCGGTCAGCGAATCTCTGCTTCGCAAAGGCCGACAGTTTCTCCGATATGTCGCAGTAGGTCACATTGTTGCCCGCATAGGCGAGAGCAATACATAATGACCCTATTCCTGCGCCTATCTCTAGTATCTTCTCACCATGATATGTAAGAAGCGGTTGGATGAAGCTATGATAAACAGGGGAGTCATAGTTCCACTTTATAAGCTCGTAGAGATAATGGTCAGCCTTCTTATACCATTCTGTGACCTCTTCTGCCGTCTGTGGGTTGCCTGTAACCCATTTCTCGGCGGCTTCTACTATGGTGTATTCCTGGACTCTCTTTAAGGCTTGCTTGTACGAGATACCCAAGAATCGAGCTAGTTCCCTTGTTGCTTGTTCTATCAATTTTCCCTCCTCTTTTTATGGGGGACAGGGGGAAGGAGGGAGAAACCCCCTACCCCCCAACCTCCTATTAGGCAGGCTCCTTACGGAGCCAAGTACCTCGGATTGAACCGGGCATTTACGGAATCAAACAAGTTTCCTGTCCCAGCGGCCGGCGTTATGGTGTGTCTAAGATAACGATAGCCATCCGACATTTCCTCAGCCCTTATCTCTACAGATTGAGCTGTGTCAGTAGTGGCCGATGCAATAGTCAGAGTGGCCAGATAGGACGTGGAAAACTGAGTTGAATTCGTCCCTTCAGCTATCACGCAGGTCAAGGCACCCTGCCACTGAGTAGCACCAGCTGCGTGGATTACGGCTACATAGTTATTATATTTCGCCATGTCCACAGCGGCACCATTCACCGCGGCTGCCGTCCTGTAGGTAGCAGCTACGGTAATCCCCTCAGTGAGTTTTATGTTTTCGCTTCCTTTGTGCATTATTTTTTCTCCTGACGTTTTAATAAGAAAGGCGGGTCGTCAGCCCGCCTTCTTTGCTAATGAATTAACTTTATGATGTGGTCGAAGCCAGACACACAAATGGAGACTTGGTTGTGCCCCTCTTTGGGGTAAACGCAGAGTCTATTAAGGGCTGGCCATCCACTCGCTTTACGAATCTCCAGGTCGTCTCATCGGTAGAGAATCGGTATTCGATTGACCTGTCCACCTTCAGCCCCTTGCGGTCTCCGATAAGATACTGGTCGAAGTCATAGAGTCCTATGTCTCCAACCGACCCTAGTGTTGGTACGTGCTCAGAGAAATACAAGGGTATGCCGAACAGCCCACCAGGTACACGCTGACCTGCAATCATCGTCCAGGTGATTACAGCAGTGCCGAGGTTAATCAGTTGGGGCAGTATAGCCTTATTCGCTACCCATGCCACGCTCTTGGCGTACATATCGCCCCTGAAACGAGACATGATATTCCCCAGGTCAACAAGGGCGACCTGATTCACCACTGCCCTGAGCGGCGTTAAAAGAGCACCACCATTCATAATTCCTAGTGGTTGCCCTACTCCGTTGCCCTGCCAGAAGGATTCTTCCTCATACCATACTATGGCATCGCCAAAGAGTTTGAGTAACAGGGCCTCTAGTCCCACAGCATTATCTTCCAAGAGTTCGTCCGAAGCATAGGTAAACCCGGTCAACTTCTTGGCAATTAGCTTTACCCTTCCGAAAGTAGGGTCAGCAGGAGTCTTGGGACCAGCTTCTTCCGTCCAGTAGGCAATCACACCGCCATATACTGAGCTGGAGTGTGAGGGATCGAAGACTACCGAGTAATTATAGGTATCCGAAGACATTGGGACTTTACGGGCGAGAGGACGAACTATGGCGTTCTCAAGAGAGTAGGTTTCTATACCGGCCGCAAATTGCTCTGGTACAAGAAACCCGCCAGCGCTGTCAGTGCCTTCCGATAAAGCCTTCTTCCGCCAATCACCGGATTCCATCCTCTGAGCGTGATGGTCGGCGACAGCCCGCAGATACTCCCCGAAGCTCTTGAACTGAGGTTTGTCCTCAATCGCTGGAGGCGCATCGGGATCCCCCGGCAGGTATTTCCTTTCAGGTTGCTTTAATTCCTCCACGACTTTAGCAGCCGCAGTGGCCGCTATTTCAGCTATTTTTTCTTCTGTCATTTCCATTTTTTACCTCCGTAATTTTCCTTTTGCCTGATTGACTACTGCCTCTACTGATGCCTGCACTATGGCTTGTATATCAGCCTCAGTAAGAGATGGTTCAATCTTTTCAGGCTCTTCTGTTTGGGCTGAATCCAAGACTTCCTGAGCGAGAGATTGAATCTTCCCTAATCGCTCACGATTAGCCTTATTCAGCACTGCGCCGATTTTCTCGGCTATATCAACAGGAATGTCGTCTCCTGCTAAACGCATAATCCACCTCACTAATCCCCAAGCAGCCAGTTTATTCTCATCATTCAATCCTTCATCCTCAACTGCCTTTGCCAGATAATCAATTTCATCTGCTATCGAGGCTTGGCTGACAGTAGCCTCTTTCCCAGGGCCAGGTCGTTCAACACGCCTCATATCGCCCCCGCACTTAGGACACTTCAATTCATTGCAATGTTCATCGCTCCCCATCTTATAGCCGCATTCAATACACTCACACTCAAAAGCAGCCTTACTTTCCTGAGCGGGTTCAAATGTACCCTCATGCTCAGTGCAATGAGACTTGGCCTCGGCTGCCGTCCATGCTTCTTTATCATAACGATAAGCCTGTTCGGTCATAGCCGTTTCGTCTTTCAATTTGCCCATGATTATTGAATACTTCTTCCCTTCATGCTCTCGCTCGGTGCGCTTGAAAGTACCCTCCTGAAAATCGTCAGGGTCTTTAAGTCGGCAAGCGTGTTCATTGGGATAGGGCTTTTCAGTTAAATCCTCCGTAACCTCTTCTAATACCTTCATCTGTTTATCCGTTATCAGCCCCTTCGTCTTTGCCTCTGCTAAAGCATTAGGGTTAGCCGGCACAGGACAGCCACTAAGTTCAAGCAAGTCCTGTTTTAGGTATCTTGTGGGACTATGCCCGAGCATTACATCTTCGTCTTTTACTTCTATAGGTTCACTCGCAATAGGCATAAACCCTACTGACGTAGCTCTCAGGAATCCGCCTTTATAGAGCTTATAAATTGTGTCGGCAAATTCATAATCCTCTCGTTTGGCAAATTCAATATGAAATTTGAGACGGCTATCATCTAGCCACACCTTCACGGCCTTGCCTACCGGGGGAGCATCATATTGATGCGCCCATAGAAATACAGGATTCTTCTTGTAATTCTTGAGCTGCCAGCCTGACGCTTGTATGATGTCGCCTACCCGGTCAGTGTCCTCAGTTGAGCCCACGAATTCGAGAACTCTATCCCCGACCTCCTTGATTTCAAACGATATAACCTTTCTAATCATTTCTGGCATAATTTACCTCCGATTATGTTTATACTATCGGCACCCACGTGCACCTACAGTTAGGGTGTGCCGGGATTCTCCCTGATGCCTGCTTACGGGGATATTCGCTGCCATGCTGGGGGCCACACTCGTCACAAGTGCGGTCATCTAGCGCTGTGTACCATTCAACCTTCTCTACCCCTACATCGCCATATCCTTGTAATGCACCCTCGTTAGATGCAGCTATCGTCTCAGTCCTGGCCACCGTTCGGGAACGAACCTTGTTAGCTTCTCCATAATAAACAGTAACCCTCTTTGTTAATTTAGGGACTGATTCACCTAACTCAAAACCCTCTGCTAACGTCCCTCGTAAATCGTCTATTGACGTGCCATTCAGGAGTTTGGCCAATTCAAGTGAATGGGTACGAATCCATGCTAAGGCAGGCTTACTCAATCCCTTCCACTCTTTATGAGGAGTCTCCGGGGCGATAAGGTCCTGTGCATCGCTATAATGATGGTTGAATACCTCGCCGATTAAGGGCTGAAGTTTATCATCGAACTCCTCTTCAGCCTCGCCAACATCAAACAGGGCATCTTCGGGACCCTGCGCATTCTTCAAATTACTGATAACTTCCTTCTTCTGGTCGTCCCATAGTTTCTTCAAGGCGGTTATGAATAATTTTTCTTCACCCTCAGTCTTGGCTATGTATGCCTTCCAGAATGCGTCTTTCTGAGGTTCGAGCCATCTACTATAATGCATAGCAAAATAATGATTGGCATATCCAGTTAGGTCTCGCTTCAGAGGTTGAAGTTGCTTCGCAGGAACCTCTAATACACTGAAGGGTAGAAGGAAAGTGCCTTCTGCTTCGGCATCCATACCAATGACTAATCTCGCTTCCTCTCTTGTGATAATCCCTGCTGTGAAGTCCTGTCTATTCTGATTCCTAAGCCGGTCAATATCCTCTGGAACAGGATTTACAAAGTCAAACTCCAAGTCCTCATCGAACAGAGGGCATAGTTGCTCATTCAGGGCTTCCCTGATACGTTGTAAAGCTGGATGGATGGTGTATTTAGAAAAGACATATTCGTCAGCCTCAGCCCGGGCACGGCTTCCAATATCGGCTGCACCAATTAGAGACTCCGGTATATGATAAGCTCCGAGGATCAACTTCTTACTGGCCATCCTGAGAGCCGCAAAGTCAGCATCTCGCATATTGAAAGCGACATTACTAGCCTTCGCTCCACCCCAGAGAAACCCCGGTTTGTAGGCATTACGCCAGCCCTGGTGCATATCGGAGAACTCGTCTCTTAGTCTCTTCCTTTCTTCTGCCGGTGGAAGGTCAGGAAACTCTAAGAATACCCTCGGCGTAGCATCGTTATAGAAAAGTTTGTTTTGATACTTACCAGCGTATAGTTCCGAATCCAGGTCGGTAGAGATAGACCGCGCTGCCCCAATCCCTCGATATGGATTAGCAGGATTGGGATTGAAGATATGTATGACTTCAGGGACTTCGAGCTTTACTTTTACTGAGCCCCGGCTGAACTCATAATGGGAAATGTAAGTTTCTGCCGAGGGAACTATCGTCATATTCCCCGGCGGAGCTAACCACATCTCAGCAGGAACGCCTAACCTGTTTTTATTAAGGACAATAAACGCTTCCCCTACTAGCTCGATATAGGTTTGCAGCATCAAGAGGAATTGGTATCGTGTCTGAAACGGGTTTATTCGGTTCCACAAGTCAACAAGCGGGTGATTGTCTATCTCTTCCTCGTTGCTTGCTTGATACAGCATCCACTCCGAAGAAGCGACTGAGTTCGCTATTAACGACACAGCACCAAATAGCCAGCCTATGTTCCCATAAGCCTGTAGATAGCCTTGGTAATCACGGCCTGGGGGAATAGCCATTTCAGTGAATCCCCCACCGCCTAGTCTATAACCGAGTAGTCTGCGTATTGTGTCCTTTACTGCCATATATATCTCCTATACATCGAAGGCATAGCCCTTATATTCAGACTTGCCCATAACGCCATATCGCCTAGCGTCCATAAGATGCGAAAAGACGTGCATGGTCTTTTCTGTCAACTTGCCGTCCTTGTCCTGGATATATCTGTAATTGCGCTGCTCCTTGATACCGTTGGTTGAATCCTTTGTCCAGTAGTGTTTATACTGCCTGACCTTCTGATGCCCAAATTCAACGCTCCCAGGCCCCTTAGAGGCGGGTTTGATATTGAACCCACACCGCTTGATTTCCTCGATAGATTTAGGCTCGGCTGAGTCGGCAAAGATTTCATCATATCCCTTTTTAACTCCCAGCTCTTCCATGCGAGAAGCGATAACATCATTAGTTAATCCCTTGTCGTAGATTATCTCCTGGCAATATAACTCCTCGCCTAGAATGAGGCACTTTACAAGAGCCGTGGGGTCAGTCGAATAACCGAAGTCTAACCCGTAGAAGGTATCTCCATGCTCAGGCATCAAATCTACCTGCTGAAGAAGGGGATAGACTAAGCCCTCAACCTTGCCTATCAAACCAAGCCCGTAAACATTCCACCAGTTCGGGTCTTTGTCTTTGTTCGACTCGATGTTAGATACTACCTCTTTAGGGAGTACGTCCATAGCGTCTAAATAGGTAGAATGAATGTATTGATTCTCTGGCTCACCTATCCAGTATTCATGCGCCCAGAACTCCGAGACGGGATTCCAGTCTGCGAAGGTGAATAGCTTAGTTCGTATGTCTAATCCCTGAGCTGTCTCGTAGGGGATATTATTAGCCTCGTTTAAGAATAAGATGTCTCTCCGGGGGCCACGCACCTTATCCGGTTCGTCAGCACCGAAGAATTCTATTATCGAATTCCCTATGCTGTAAATATGGTCAGTCTTATTGTATCGGGGGTTGTTATCACTCTCCCCAAGTACATTAAAAAAATCACGGATAGCTCCCTTTTTCAGGTGGGGTAAGGACTCACTCACTATGGAGATAACAAGCCTAGCTTCGCTATGACGAGCTATCAGGATGAGAAGCTGAAGGATAGACCACGTTTTACTTGAATATGTCCCTCCCTCGTTGATTGCCCGGCGGAATCCGTCTAAATACGCTTTTGCGTTGTCACGATAAACCGATGTGAGAGACCACTTGACCACCCGCGATGATTTTATCTGTGAGTTGCTTCGTTTCTGCGTCTTTAACGCTGATTTCATACTTTATCGGCTCTCCGTTTTCCCCACCAACAGGCTGCAATACCTTGCCTTCAGTGCGGTCCAGCAGTATGTTGAGGTCGTAGGAATTTTTAAGTGCCCGCCTTACCAAATTATGTGCTAGGGCCTCAACAATAGCCTTTTCCTTCACCATCCCCGTAGCTAACAGTTTCTTTAACTCCTCGCTCACATACCTCACATCGGGCGGCCGGCCAGCAGGGTTTCCTGATTGCCCTGGCGTAAATTTCTTTCTACCTTTTGCAAGGTTCGCCAGTGTGTTCGGATGCTTGCCCACAGGATATTTAGATTTCTGTTTCGCCATCTTGTTCCTCAGTGGTAGTTTCCTCTGCCTCTGTTATGCTGTCTCTAGTCCATATAAAGTTATCGTCAAAGTCCATCTTCCTCCTTAATCTTTTCCCAGCACTCAGGATGTACGGGCACTAATTCAACCTTGTCATACTGTTTTCTGTGCCACCAGACGAAATCATCATACTGCCAAATCATCTCTGGGCAGTATCCGCATTTCATCTGGACACCGGCTTGTCGGATTTTGCCTGTGCCTATCATGTTTCACCAGAATATCACCTGTACGAGTTTCGCTATCAATATCCAGACAATGACACCAAGGGCTCGCCCAAAGGCGTAGTAGTGATGCTCCTTCTTGAGCGATTCCAATAGTTCACTGCTAGGCTTGTATCTGGCACGCCAGGGGCAAAGGACTTCGCAAAGCCCTTCCACTAGAGCGTGTACCTCCCCAGGCTTGTTTAGAAACTCCTTAAAGTTAATACCACCTATAAACATCAGATTAAAGCAATAGCCCCTTGCAAAGAATAGAAATCGGTCAGCCTCTTTGTCCACATATACATACCATCACTCTGAGGCTCGAATACCATCGGCTCGCTATCGGGGAAAAGTATCAGGTTATAAGAATGTCCACTTTTATAGTCTATGACATCAGCCACTTGAGTGAGCTGAAAAATCAGGTTCACCATAACCTTGAACAGCATGGCGAACTTATCGCAGTCAAAGAAGTCTCGAACATACTCCAACCTGTCCGTGATATCCCAGGCTACGACATTGGCAAAGTTCTTTCTATTGGTTAGTCTATAATTGCCATCCAGGGGTAGCCTTATAATCTCCAAGCCCATGCCATTAAGCTGTGCTTGAATCCAGGCCGTGTCTCTCTCAGCAATATAGTCTATCTTCGGAGGAGCAGGTCGAGGAACTAATAACTCAAGCTGCCTTATCGTGTTCTCTGCCTCAATAAGTTTAGAGCCGATGTCCTTTAGGTTGCTACTGCACTCAGCAAAGTTTGTTGAACACCGCTCATACTTTAGCTTATAGCCCGAGAGGTCTCCCAGAAAGTCTTGCCAGTTAAACATTTGCAAACTCCATAACTTCCTGATAGCATCCAGATGGTGCTATCCACAAAATTGCGTAACACAATTATCACCGTCAAAAGCATGAAACCTTATATGCGCAAACTCAGGCATCTTAATTGAACACCATCCATCACGACAATTAAGTGGGCATCCTATAACGGTGCAACCAAACCGATATACTTCCTCAATAGGGTCATACGCCAAAAGAGGGATTAGTGCTTTGGCATCTTTGGGTTTAGACATTTTGGCAATCTTACGTATATCCTCTCTGCATTTACCACAGTATAGGTCGCCTGATTCACGCCCACATTTAGCACATATCATTTTGCCTCCCACTTATCTTGATAATAAGGTTCAACCATTCTTCTTCTCTATCGCTGTGGCTACCTTATTGACCAAAGTGTCGAAGTTATTAGCATTTTTAGCCTTGATATGAGTTATCGCCCGCTCCCCGAACCACCAGACAATCGTAGGAATAGCTAATGCCAGGAACCACTCCGGCGCGGTGATACCCTCTATGACGATTTGGGCGATCACGGCAGCGAAGATAATGCTAATTGCCGGTCTTGCTATTGCTCGGATGATTTGAACAACTGGATTCTCCATGGTCCCTCCTTAAATGAAAGAACCACCCAAAAGGGTGGCCTGTCAATGAGCTTGGTTTACTGTCTAGGGCGTATTCCGCCCCGTGTTTTTAAGGGTATCACGGCTTTGAAATATTGTCAACTCCCTCTCCCACATTTACCTTTTGGTAATGTTTCCTCGCCTTTTTCCAGGCACCAAAAGACATCCTTTTCCGCTTAAATCCCTTGACATACATCAGCGCAGCCCGGGCATCCGGGTCCAGATTACTAAACTCTCTTCCTGCCTCAACCTGTGCGACTAACAATTTCCCATGTATGCCTGTTCTTTTAAGCCTAGTCTCTACCTCAGCAAGTATAAGTATTGACTTGGTAAAAGCCCCTTCGGTTTTAATTCTTTTCTGCCCTGCATTGTCATCTACCCTATCAGGATCTTGTGGCCAGTGCCCAGCTCTTAATGTGTCGGCGTTCGCTAAGATAAAAATAACTTGGTAGGGGCACCATCTTATTTCCCCGAAATGGAACCAAGTAGGTGGTACCGTGCACTCCCTATAATCCTTACAGTCTCGGCAGTCCCCAGTCACCCTTCCCTCTCTTGAGCATCAACCGAGTAACCAGGTTTCTCCTTCATCAGCTTGTCTATCTCCGCGAGGTCCTCGATTTTCGTCTCGCACTCGATAGCACGGTCACCGCGCTTTGGTGGTATCCACTTCTTACCCATGAACTTTCTATAAATCTCAGCCCACTTCGGCTTGCTCGATTCTGATAATAAATCTACAAATGTAGCCATCGTCTTAACAAAAAAAGAGGCGAGCCCCCAGGTCTCCCCGGGTAAAACTCGCCTCCAGTTCCTATGCTGGTCAGCTAGCTTAGCTTAGCTTTTTATTCATTCTTCTAGCCTGTGAGTTCATACGGCACTTTTATATCGCAACCCGATAAATCCCAAGTGTCGCCCTGGTCTAGTTTTTCCACTACCCAAAATACAAGAGGTATTCCATCCTTGGTAATACAAACCTCTAATGTTACCTTCCCGTCATCAATCGCAACCAATCTGACAGATATTCCGTCCCCAATGAGTTTTATATTCTTATCCATCTACGCCTCCTTTACTATTTTATCAAATCTCACTAGCTCTGTGCCAAGTCCATCATTGGTAACGGCGACAACCTTCATAGGCTGCCCATCCACAAACTCAAGTTCCTTAATACGGCTGTGGGGGTGAGCTATGCCCCAATCTATCAAGGCTTTTTGAGCCCTGGTTAGCTTACACTCTATCAGCTTTACGCCTTCAATCATTTCAATAGGGCGAGAATCTTCACTATAGCTTCACCAAAGGCTATCCTTTGAGCTACATGGTATCTATCTTCTGGATAAGGATTCTCCACCTTCTCTATTTCTTCGGCTATTAGGGTGAGGATTTCATTGCCAATCACATCAGGCGAATCACTAATCTGTTCCATAAAATCCTGACCAAACTTTGCTATGATTGCATCTATCTTGTCTTTCATTTATCCCTCCTTTAACATCACAAATTGTGACCTTATTCAACGCTCCTGCTGTCTCCTGCTTTAATAGCTCCTTTACTTTCTGAGTATCCTTGCAATCTCCTCGATGTCCCCCGGGCGCCACACATAAACCTCGTGGCCACCACACTCCAGCAGGGCAACAAGCCACTCCTGCTGCTCCGGCGTGAGCTTCCCCTTCTCAGTCTTGAGCTCAGCGAAGATTACCCGCTTCTGCTCAGGGTTTACCAGCACCAGGTCAGGGAATCCCCGCGGTGAGTGGATGCTGGTCCAGGAGAAATACATCTTCCACCCGAAGAGTCCGCAGAGATCCCGGACCCACTCTCTCAGGTCTCGCTCGGTGACTATTATCCTATGGGTTTCTGTTTTCATAACTCAACCTTTCGCCAGCTTTTGTTCCACATATCCTCTTGGACTAACTTACCGCTTGGTATATCCCTAACCCACACATCAGGCAAGCTCTGGTCTTCTGCTAGTTTCACATAGCCAGCTATCTTCGCTATCTCAGCGAAACCCCCCGAAAGAGTATTGAGCATACTTTGGATTTCTTCATGGCTTAAATAGCCAGCTTCTTTGAATAACCCCTTAATTTGCTTGACTTTATCTTCATAGGTCTGCATATTGTCTGTCAGGATTCTTTTAAGCCCCTCTCTTAATTCATCCATATTCCCTCCTTTGATTGCTTGCTTCATTTCTCAGCCTCTGGTAATAATTCCAAAATGCGTAATCCTTTAGGGCTGGCACCATTTAATCTTCCCCAGCCAGCTTGTAGAAAACAATAGCCAGGATTAGGGGATTCTATCTTTGCTGGGTTGACATAGGTGAACAACCTTTCCTGAGGCCATTTTTGCCAAGCAAGTTTAACAGCTTCAGATATAAGTTCACTTGATAAAATATCGCTCTCATTCCTAAAGACAGCGCAATTAACACCTACTTGCTGATCGTGCCGGATTTTCTCTTTAACCCACACAAATAAAGCATCACATTTCGCTGTAATCAATACCATATGCTCACCAGGCGGGCATATACGGCGCCAATTCTTATAATGGCGAGTCCTCTTCGGCCGTGCTGAGTAATGCCTTTCAAAGAATGGCCTCAACCTTACATCGCCATCCCTAATTTCTATCCAGTGTGAATCAAACATTTCTTAGCCTCTACTCTTTTGAAGGAATAGACAAACCCGTTCATGCTGCCTCCTTTAGGTATTTATCTTTGAGAGATTGCCACACTTTGTCCTTATCGTCTTTTCTATAGTCCACGCCCAAGTTAAAATACCTTACTTCATCATTTGCCATTTCTAATCTATTGGCTAGAGCAGCGATTGTTTTGCCTGCTTCAAGGGGATTGCCTTTTGCATCCGCCATAACCTCATCTAACCTTCTAAGGAAGATAAAGCACACTCTTGATAATTCCTCAAGGCTTTTATGCTCTACCCTAAGTTGTTTTTTTATCTCCCTTGCTACCTCAGCCTTTGCTTGCTGGATAAGCAGTTGCCCGTTTCCTAATGCCTGAATACCTAAACCAATAGCCTTCCCCAAGTCCGTGATTGTAATTAAGGGCAATCCAACTTCTACGCTTTTCAAAATCTCAATAGCCCTTTCTATTGTTATCTTTTCCCCTTCAGGAATCTCAGCACTCAATACATCTGGCCTCTCCTTCATTTCAATTCTCCTTTACTGTTCCTTCATTGCCCATCAGTGGAGATTAGCTAGCCTTTCTTTTTGCCATATTTCGACCAATTCCTTAAAACCCCGACTATGTATCGCCAGTCCGGATGATTTTGTGCAATGGCCTCTCTTATAGCATCGTACACCCAATCTGGCGAGTATCGCCCACAGGCAGTTTTTAATTCGGCTTCCATGTCTTCAGAGATGGTAGCTCCAAGTAAGACATTTTCTTGGTAAAGAGTTATTACTTCCTCTTTTGATTTCAAGAACCGAACTGAACTTTCTTCTTGTTTAGTTTCTTCTTTATAATCTCTTTCTCTAATCTCCTTCTCTAATCTCTTATCTCTATCTCTAGTTGTACCTTTAGTTACAGCATCCTCTGTAACTTGGTGTTGTAACCTTTGGTTACTATTTTCAGGGTCATTATCAATCGTGTCTTGTATCTGGGTAGCCCCCTCCCGATAAGGCTTTTGACGGTGGTACTCAGATTGGTATTTTGACCAGTTTTTAATGGCGACTATGTTGCGATTTTCGATGCAGACCCTATCAGTTTGCACCAATTTTTTCTTGCAGGCCACCCATTTCTGCAAAGAAATTTGCAGTAGGTCGGCTAATTGTTGGTCCAGAAATCCCACATGGTCGGTGATTTTTATCTCCCCCTCATCACCATACTTGCCCGAGCCAGCCAGAACTAAAAGGTCAATCCATATCCCCCGGAGTTCAGGGGTTTCATCTCTGATAGTGCCGTTCAACCACTTGTCACAGTATATTTTGATCCAAGTTCTGCTACCCATGCCTTGCTCCTTTACTCAAGTTGCAATGCCGACAACTTAAAACTAGATTTTCTTTTATGTTTTGCCCACCTTGGGATATGGGTATAATATGGTCAATTTGAAAGGGAATCACATCAAGCCCGTTGTAGAATTCCATGCCTTTAAGGTCAATACCCTTTGGGTTCTCTACTACCGTTGGTTTGCCATAGCGATTAATGAATTCACCACGTTTCCCACAGTATTGGCATATGCAATCATCTCGCTCAATAACTTCACGAGCTAGGGTCACTGGAATCGAGTGACGTTCCACCTTTTCATCCAGGCTGATGGCCTTGCTTACAAATCTACCTCTAGCCATCTAATACCCCCTCAGAAAGTAATTTGCCGTGTCCTTCTGGATTCTAGCCATTAGCTTTCTGCATCACCCTTTCAATCTCCCGCGTCCTCTTATTGCTCGTGGACAATGCGGCGGCCTCTTTTGAGCCTACCCCGAGGTCCCTCAAATGCTGATAGTTCTGCTTCTTCGTTTCCAGGTAAACATAGTATCCGGGGCGCAAGCTGCTTTTGGCTTTAGCCTTAACCGGGCCAACCTTCGCTTTCTGCCCTAGCTGCTCTGCCAGGGTCTTTTCCCGGTAGCCCTGGGGCTCTTTGTGTAAAAGACACTTCCAGTTGTTGCAGACAGAGAGATAGTGTTTATGGAAGCTAAACTCTGTTAATGGTTGTCCGCAGCAAGAACAATTAGCCATTAAACTCCATCTGTTGGCATCTCTTGTCTTAACTCCGCAATGCTTTCATAATTAGGATGATTGCCTTGTGGTATATCTTCCCAAAACTCAGGATGCCCAGTTAATAAAGGCCATAAGTTGTCCTTCAAGAAAACCTTGACTCCCGCCTTGTCCGCAGCCTCTACTATCTCCTGGACCCATTCGATTTTAGGCTGCAAAGTAAACTTATTGCCATAAGGCATAACTGAGCCATCTTCTCGCTTATATGCCTCGGCTAACCTCAGCATTTCAATTCCTGTGCCAGTGCAAGCCCCGATGATGAGCCAGTCAATGGTGGGTTTGCCAAAGAATAGCAGCATAGGTTCTAGTAGCGGTTCAAGGCTAAGAAATTTGACCTTTGCATCTATCTGCTCAAGGTAATAGCCAGCATCATCAACCATCCTGCCATTCGTAGCCGTCACCCCCACCCAGCAGTTATCAGGAAAGGGTGAGAACCTGATTAGGTTCTGAGGTTGCTTGGTGAGAAGGTAGAAGCGGTCATACTCGTCGTTGTCCCAAATTGCATCCATAATTCGGCTTGTCCAATCTTCCGGCACACCAATACCAAAGAGGTCGCCCATATCACATACGAAGATGCCTTTACGCTTGCTCTCTATTAGAGCACTTCTTATTCCAGAATTGAATCGCCCCTCATAAGAAGGGACAGGCTTAATATCCTCTAGCCTTTCTTCCCAAAAGCGGGGATAGAAGGGGTCTTGTGAAGGGTGATAGCCCACAGGATAGTCAATCTCGCCAGCATTGAGTATCATCTTCGGCCAGTTATCATTCGCCAAATACCTCTGTTTCAATCTCCCATTCGCCAGCCTGTAGGCATAGCAAGGGAAGCCACCGCCTTTGCATAGTCCGTTATCGTGGTTTAGGCAGCCGGTGATGGGATTATATGTCCATCCTAATTCATAACTACTCGCCTGTGTGGGGTCTAGGTTAGGTGCCATCATTACTGGATTCCTTACCCATCCTGTTGCTGAACTTGCTCTATTCATAATTACCTCCATAAAAGTGGTAGCAGGGGTTGGTCAGGCCCCCGCCACCTATATCAAAGAAAGGAGGTGAAAAGAAGTTGGTAGTAGTCATTTTTGTCATCCTATATAAACCGGTTTGCCTGTTACTTCCTGCACCTTTCGCTTGAACATATCTGCGTCAGAGTTGTTATCGCTCAAATGGAGCAGGTGTATCTCCTCGACCTTGCTCAAGTCATTTGCCCGGAGCATATCAACCAGCGTCTCCAGACTCATGTGGTCATGGAGAATTGACCGCCGTAGCTCTGATGAAGGGGTGTTATCCTTGAGCAGAGGCGAGCTGTAATTCGCCTCAATCATAAGGTGACTTAGCCCTTCAAATCTGTGGGCGAGATAAGCTGTATCAGTGGCGAAAAGAAGTTTCTCGTGGGATTGGTTAGCCATTAGAAAACCGAGCGGCTCAGCGGCGCCGTGGTGCAACTGGAAGGGTTTTATCGCCCAACTGCCGATATGGAATTGAGTCAATGCCTCGATGATGTGTAACCTATGGCCAGATAGTTTAAGGGCTTCAGCAGTCCCGCGGCTCATGTAACAGTCTATGCCGGCTCTCATAACCTCATGCGCCGCCTTAGCGTGGTCCTGGTGTTCATGCGAGATAAGGCAGCCGACCAGCCGGGATACTTCGAAGTTTAAGCCTTGCTGAATGAGGCGAAATGGAATACCGGCCTCCAGGAGCAACGGCGTTTTGCCATCGCTCACAAAGTAAGCGTTACCACTGCTCCCGGAAGCCAGAACCTTTATCTCCATCTTAAAACTCTGGCTTCTCCTCGGCCGCCTTCTTGGGCCCTACCCTGACTGCCGCTATCAGTGCGTAGCACTCCGCCGGGCTTTTCGTTATCTCTGCCTGGGTAGAAACCCCGAGCTCGGCCAGAACTTGCTTTGGTTGCAAACCGAAGTCCTCAAAACACGCCTTCGTCATAGCTGCTACAGTTTTGAGGCTTGCAGGATCACGCTTTGGTGGCTCCGTGTTCTCTGTCCCTGCTGGCTCCCCGACAATCTCCCCTGTCTCGGGATCCACGTCAATAATGTCCTTGTTGGCGTTCTCCGAAATCTCATCTTCAATCTCACCCTCAGCTGCTTCATCATCGGCAGCCTCTACTGCCAGATAGCTTTCGTTCACCTTACGGGGGTCAACTTGCAATTTCTCAGTAACACGAAGCACCAAGGTTTTATACCTCATTTCCACTGGATTCTTTGTCCAGAAGTCTTGAGTCTTTGCCATCGCCTTTGACTTCTGAAAATCCGTTTCCGTTACGATGACCAACTGGTTTTTGTGGCTATCGGCATATACGATATACCCGAATCCACCAACAATATCCCCGCGGTCAAACGGCTGCGTCACCTCAAACTCATAGCTCTCGACACTATTTTTCAGAGTTCGCTTGATAGGTATGAACCTGTCTGCACTATAGACAAGCTCATAGATGATGTCTTGCGGCTCATTTACTGCCATCCTGCGCCGGTATAAGTCCTTGCCCGCATACCCTATTCTCAGGTCAAGGTCATACTTGCCTTCCTTGCTATTCCAGTAAGGGATAGGGTGGATATGATTGGCGATAAGGGCATCTAAGCCGAGGTCTATTCTGTGAACGGCGTCAATGGCTAATTTATTCAAATTGATATTGTTCCAGACTATTGGCTGCCGTTCACTACTGCGCTTTGCCTCTAAATCCTTCAATGTGGCATCAATCTTAATGAAAAGATGCTGGGCCAAATGCCTCTGATATGGCGTCATCTCAAGGGAATCGCTTATCGTTGAATCGAACTCCCTGACGACCAGGCTGGTGAACTTTTCCCCCGGTGTTGGTTCCCGCTTAGCTACTGTCGTGTCCTTTTTCTCCTCTGATTTTCCCATTATCTGATTCCTCCTTTTTATATCGCTATAGCTTCTTTTGCTGCTTCAATTCTAAGCACCTTGTCAGCCTCACTCACATATAGCCTGATCTGCTGCCCCTTTGTCTGTAGTAACTGCGTAACAGCCTCAGCGTTATCTACCCATATCGGAGCGTCAAACTGGAAGTGCTCGCTCAAGGTGTTAATAATGTCGAGCCCGATGTTTATTCGCGCCGAGTTATTAAGTGCTGAGCTATACGGCACCCCGAGGTATATCGTCTCGCATACTTCCTCTACCCCGCCGTTCACTAGCTGGTCGAACAGCTTAAACCTTGCCAGCTCAAAGCGACTATTTATCCTGTCCTCAAGCAGACTGACCTTTGTTCTAACAAACTGCTCAGTGAGGTATAATTCCCCTTCCAGCCTCTCAAACTCTTTAGCCAGTGTTCTTTCCTCAGCCTTCAATTCCTCAATGCGCTGTAGGCCGGCCTCGCGCTGTTTAATCTGAGCTATTGCTGATTCGCAATCCGCTATCTTTGTGTCAATGGCAGAGAGAATCAATCTCATGGCCTCGACTGCCCCGCTATTAGTAGCCTTGAGCTTTTCGATATCCAGCTCTATGTCGCTTTTCTTTTGGGTTAATTCAGCATAAGCGGGATTGGCCGGCGGTTCTGTTTCTTTATTCTCCAAGGCAGCGAGAGCAGCCCTGGCGCCGTCAAACTCTTTGTTTAATTCAGTAAGCCGTGCTTCATCTTTCGTATTGTCCAGTTCAAGGTTAGCGACCTCTTTGTTTAATGCCTTGACCTTTGCCTTAATTGACTGCCCTTCATCGGTAATTGACGCTAGCTTATTTGCCTTGTTTTGGTTAAAGGCAGCCGTGGCCAACTCCCTAGCTGCCTCTACATATTCCGGCGGTAAGGATTGTCCACACGCCGGGCAAGTATCGGATTGCTCAAAGGTAAAGGTTTCAGAGTTGGCCACAGTCCAGTCCTGGCGGAGGGCATTGAGTTTAACTTCAAACTGTCCTATAAGCCCTTGGCACTCTTCTATCTGGTCTTTCCGTATTGCCGCATCAGTATCAATGCTTGCCCGTTCAATCGCCAGCTTGCTTAATCCTAGCCTTGCTGCTTGCGTTTCATCGGCTGCCGCCCCCCGCTGTTCATTCTCTAGCTGAAGTATCTCGGCCTCAATCACCCTTAGCTCTTTTGTCAGCTCTGCAACTCCGCCGCCGGCCTCAAGGTTCGCAAGTTCCCGGGCTTTCACATTGCGGTTTCCTTTCAAATCCTCAAGCTCTGTTTTAAGACCAGGAGCATTGATAGCATCGGGTAAACTGCGCTGAACCTCACTAATGCGCACAGGTATCTTCTCTATCTCTTTGTTGATTTCTGAACGCCTGGCTGCTATGACCTTGCGATGGTCCTCGAGCTTATGGCCATTTAGAATCTCAGGTAGTTTTGCCAGCTTAGAATCACTGGCTATTACCTCAGCATCGCTCAGGTCGCCGCATACTTCTAAGAGTAGCTTCCTGCGGTCCTGCCAGTGTAGAACCTCATTGAAGTGGCGAGGATTGGTGAGCAGCTTAAAAGCATCTTCATCTATGACTTCGGCGATCCTGGCTTCATACTCATTCTTCTTAGTAGGCACACCGTCCAGGAAGTAGTTTGTCGTGTGTCCTGTAAATTCCCGGTCGACGGAGCCTCGCTTCTTGGTCCAGTTCTCGGAGTAGACTTTCTTTAGAAGCAGAGGCCGCCCGGAGATATCCAGGTGGGCCTCAACCTCATGCTCTAAGCCGTGTATCGGCTCTCCGTCTACTCCAAGTGTTTTGATTTCAAAGTCCTTCCGGTTGGCTGAGTCTTTATCAAACAATAGCCACGAAAAGGCATCGAACAGAGTTGTTTTGCCTACCGCATTCTCCCCATATATGCTCGTGTCTCGACCTGCGATATCAAG